CGCCTCGATCTCCGCTTGCGTGATATCGGCGTTCGCCTGTGCCGTAGCCGGCGCGTGGGCCGCGACAACGTGCGCCTGAATGTTGGCGTTAGCCGCCTCGTATATCCCGGTGTGGTTATGTGCTTCAGGGTGGTCAAGAGCGTTGCTGTGATCCAAGGCGTTCGAGTGCAAGAGTGCGTGATTATTCGCCGCTTCGTGTGCCGTTACGTCTGCGTCCGATCCGTCGGCTCCTGGCGCCCCATTATTTCCGGGGGGGCCCGGGACTACCGAATCAGCCCCGGGATCGCCTTGAGGTCCCTGTGTGCCATCGTTTCCCGGAGGCCCCTGTCCCCCATCGAAATAGTCCACACCCTTGATTGGAGTGTAGCCGTTGTTGCCAGGCGGACCAGGGACAGTAGAATCGGCCCCGTCTGCTCCATTATTCCCGGGTGCTCCCGGATCCCCCTGTGGTCCCGGAACTGTGGAATTTGCACCGGGCGGGCCTTGGATCCCTTGGCCTCCCGACACGAACGGCGCTCCGTTTAGAAATAAAGATTTCGATTTTATGTCGCAAATTAAAGGTGTCCAATTAAGGACACTTATAACTTTACCGGCCACTTCGTGTTTCAGAATTAAGCGATCTTTCTCTATAATTGTCGGCATAGAGCTCATTGGTTTATGATGACGAACCGATCCCCGGCCGTGGGGATCTCCGTGAACCCGGACGTTACGAGCATCAGCTTCGACGTTCCCCCGTAGCCGGCGATCTTCCGGGTCTGATTAATGAGCGCCCCGTCGATGAACTTCACGAAATTCGGGACGCAGTAATTATCCGTGGTAGAAGCGAGATCAGTCTTGAAGGAGACGATCGAATTCGATCCGTCAGCCTGGACTATCCCGCCTTCCGGTACATACCCCCCGCGAATGATCGCGTCCCGGGTGGACTCAAACCCGAGGACCGTCCCATCCGAGGCCAGAACTATTTCGATCGCGTAAACGTCATCGGTGGGAACGTCGATATCCGCGGCGAAATAGGAGGTCGAGGGATCCCCGTCCGTGTACTCCGTGAGAAACGCCTTGCAATCGGTCGTGATCGGCGTCACCCAGGCAAGCCCGACGAAATCCCAAAACTCCCCAACGGCGTTCCGAAGCCTCGCGTAGATCGCCGCGTCTCCGAGCCCCGTTGTGTACCGGACGAAAGCAATCATGGCCGCTCCCTAATCGTGGACGTAGTTAAGGAAGAAAACAGAGCTTCTGACGGTGACATTTCTTCCGGCCGTGTTGTTCATTACCTCAAACCGGAATTTATCGTTTGCCGCCGCCTCGAAATGCAAAGGGAAAGAAATAGGAATGAAATTCGCCGCCCCGGAAGTCGTTGCGCCGATCGTAAATCCCTGGGCGGTGTTGTCGGTAACATTAAAGGCTCTTATGAATATATCGTCTCCGCTCGTTCCTGAAACGGCAATCGTAATGCCTCCAAAGTAATGCCCTGCGTTGGCGAAGATCACATTGTCGCCGGATATACTTATGTCGTGGCCGTGATTGAACACCCACAGGTTGTCGGTTGCATTGTGGATCGGATACCAAGTCGCGCTTGATCCGATCGTGATGGCGGTCGAAGATAGTTGAAACCCACCAACGACATGCCAGGTCGTGAACTGCCGGACGGGACCCGCTACCGGAGCCCCAGGCGTCAGCGGGACCGCGAAGGCGATCGCCGCACCGAGGGCAAGAATCGCAAAGGCGATAAGAAATAGGCGTTTCATCAGAAAGTCCTCCGCTGTTTTCGAAATTGGTAGTTTTCCGCCGCTTCGCCGTCGTACCAGGAATACTTGATATCGACCGGCGCTCCGTTCACCTGGTAGGCTCCGGGCGACAAACGAATGCTCCCATTCCCGAATCGAAGTGCGGCCGGGGATCCGTCCAATGAATAGGCCGCCGGCTCGAGGGGGAACGGAGGATACCCATGGGGAAGCCTCATTTCCTCTCCGTCGATGGCATATGCCGCGGGATCAAGCTCAAGGTTGTGATCGGCGCGCATTTTGACCGGGATAATTGCCATCGAATACGCCGCGGCTTCAAGGGCCAGGGTGTAATCGTTCCGCGTGACGAAAGCTCTCAGGGGGATGGAGCGGCGTTGAGTGTTCACGGCTCCCTTGTAATATGCAACCATTTCGACGGGGGTGACGATTCTGCCCTTCCAGATGGCAACTTCGTCGATGATGCCGTTGATCGCCCGATTATCGGAGGTATTTGCTATCCCGTACTGATCTGATCCGATCGTGAGGGCCTGTCCGGTGGCGGTTCTAACCGTTCCGTCTGGCGTCGGAGACATATTGGCAACCGTCGATCGTACTCCGTTAATGTAGATCGCTGGCGGGGTGGCGTTCGAGGTCGTTGGGAACGTATAGGTAACTCCAATGCAGTTCCACCCACGGACGAAAACCACTTTTGCAGAAGAAGTTGAATAGGACGCGGAATTAGCTGCGTTCGTATAGGCAAACCCAATCCCGCTGCCGCCCCAGGAGATATTCCAATTCCCGGACGCCCCGCCGTTGCTGTCGGCTCCTTTTTCGAGAAACCGATAATTAGCTTCCCCGGATTCCGTGATCGTCTTGGAGAAGAACACCCAAAAAATGATTGAGAATTTTGTTCCAGAGGCCCATGTGACCGTAGTGGATCCCGGGATATCAATGTATTTCGGGGCTATGTTTCTCGCGTTGACGAGGTTGTAGGCCCCTCCCCCGAACCGGCCGAAAGACCCAAGCGCCGGTGAATTTCTCGCGGTAGCGTTCCTGGCCCCCCCTGAAATATCCGTGAGGGCTTGCGAGATCCCGGACAGCCCCGGGAGGTAGATGATGATGCTCCGATCGGCCCGAAAGAAGGGCCAGATCGAACCGGCGAAGAAGCGCGGCGGGTAGGGCATCTATACGCTCTGGATATTCACGCCCTGCCACTTAATCGAGCTGGCTGTGGCGTGGAGCGCGGCGCCGGTGTTGTTTTTCACGGCGATCTTGAACTTCTGCGGAGCTTGCATCAAGCCCCCGTGTCCTACCAGGGAGAAATGAGCATATTGGAGATCCACCGACAGGTCGATGAGCCCAAGGGGAAGCGCGGATTCCCAGGTCCCGTAATTCGTCCCGTCGGTGCAAACCATCAATCGCACTTCGAGATATGCCGCCGCCGCCGCGGTCCCGTCGATGAAAACTTCGATCAGGAAGTCCTGGTAGAGATTCGAGGAATTATCTACGGCGTCAGAAACCCCCGTCCCGGCGTTTGCCAAAGCGTTGAGTGAAGCCCCTGAGATCGTTGCCGAGATCGCGGAAAAGAGGGTCTTGAATGTGGCCATGGCCGTCTCCTATTGAATCGTGAACAGCTTGTCGGTCATGTCGAGGGTGATCGTCTCGTCCTCGAGGACCGTCACAGGAGAAACCCGCTCCCACCAGCCGATGAGGTTCTTCGCCGCAGCCGTGTCGTTGTAGAGGACGGCGAACTGAAACGGCCCGAAGCCCGTCGCATCATCGGCCGTAGTCCCGGTCAGAACCTTGTCGGCGCCGATCGCCAGCGTTCCAAGCCCTCCAACCTGGGCCCAGGTGTTTTCCACATCGACGCCCCCGGCCGTGTATCCATTCTCTCCGACGATTTCCTCCGGGCCATCGTCAACCCCGCCGTTGGCGTTGTAGACCGTCATCCCCGCGGTCGGCTGCTCGTTCGTCAGGTACACCTTGAGGGTGTCGGTATTGAGGTTGTGGAGCTTGAGCCCAAGATCCCCGACGAAACAATCGAATTTGTTGGCGACAGCCATGGGGTGTCTCCCTAATTCCCAAACAGAATGAAAGTCCGATTCGCCGCTTGTGCCGCGCCGGCCGTGATCTTCAAGAACCGGCATGGGCTGATGTCCGGAAGTTTCAGAACCTTCCCGCCCGTCGTGGCCGCGTAGGTGAAATCAATGAGCGCCGTCGCGCTGTAATTCGTGGCCATGGTGCCGAAGGCCGTTCCGTCCACGCTGCAACTCAAGGCGATCGCCGCGGAGTCGATCGTCGGAACGTATAGGTACATCGCCTTTGGGACGCCGGCGCGAAGGGTGAAAGTCACGGTCGTATTATCCGCGACCGCGCCCCCCGTCAGGGTTGCCGATTGCCGATAGGAGTCGAACCCGAAGGCCGGCGCCACGATGAACCCGAGCGCCATGAAACAAGCCACGATGAAAACGAATAGGAATCTGTCTCTCATTTTCTTCCCCCTATTTCCAATTTGCCGATCGGAGCGTGGTCCCACCGGTTTTTTCAAGAGCTTCACGGGTTTTCAGGGCTTGCTTGGTCGTAAGCGCCGCTTCGGCCCATTTTTTCTTGTCTCCATCCGGGATCCCTGGAACGTACAGGGAGAGCTTGTTCAGGCACGACATCAGAAACGCTTCCTCCGCATTCTCGCTCCACCAATTCGAGTTGGGAGCCGAGCCCCCGACGGGAACAGTCGTGTCTTTGGTCAGCACGGGAAGGCGACGGTAGTAGGCCCAATCGCGGGTGTAGGCTTGATCCGTCAGAACGTCGAAGTACAGATTATCCCCCAGGAGGGTACAAACTTCGGGCATCCCCGTGTCCGTCGTGCTCTGGAAAGCCTCGTTGTGGTCCCGAGGGGCCACGCGAACATCGAGGGGATACTTCACATTCTGGAAAATAATCTGTGCATAAATCATCTCGAGGAAATCCGCGGGTAGGGCGAGGTAGCTGGAACCCGCTGTCACCGATGCGGTTGTCGGGTGATACTCCATCGCTCGAATCCGTAGATTGTCCTCGAGATCCCTTTGGCCGAATCGGATGATCGTCGGCATCACCTTGTCGATCGAATCCTTGCTCGACCATTCGGAAATCGCTTGTGACAGTTCCGCGTAATTCATGCCCACCCCTTTTCATGGCCGGGAAGGATCGCGCGATCCCTCCCGGCCCCGCGCGTGGTGTTCCGAAGGCTATGGAGTGCAGAAATACGTTTTCCCTTTGTTCGTGATGAGCCAGATTGTCGTAAGAGTCGCGTCCCATTTCATCGCCGCGATCCCGGCTCCCGGGGTGGTACAGGCTGCAAGGGTGGTCTTGGAAATGGCGTTCCCGGAGATCGTATGCCGGTAGATCCTCCCGCTTGCGGTCCCAATGTAGGTGTACGTTCCGGAGGCGGGATAGACGATTGCCGTGATCTTTTCCCCCGGGATGGTCGCAAGCAGGGTGAGCGCCCCCGTGGCGATCGCCTGTGAATAGAGCTTTCCGGTCGAGGTCACAACATAGAGTACGGAATTGTCAACGCCCGTGATTGCCGTGAACGGGCCCTGGTGTTCCGTCCCGACGGCCGTGAACGTGACGGCCAGCGCCGGCGCCGCCATCAGAAACAGCATCAGAATTGCAAAGACAATCGCTTTTCTCATGGGTCCCTCGTTTCAAGGTGGGGAGGGGATGATCCCCCTCCCCGTCAGGTTGGTTGCCGGCCTACGGGTCCATGGTGTAGAGCGCGGTGAGCTTGATCGTGCCTTCGGTTGCCCCGGTCGCCGGCGCCGCCGTCGCGGAAACTTGGATCGTATCCGCGGCCGCGAACAGCTTTTGCGATCCCCCAGGGACGGAGAGACGGACAATCCCCCCCGCCTGTCCGACCGTGGATTGGCTGATGAAAGCCTCGAGCGCCCCCGTATACCCGACGCTCAAGGTGATCGCCGGGGATCCGTCGCTGTCGAGGTCCGGAACGTCGAGGATAACGTCCAGGAGGGTCGCGCCGGCCGGGATCTTGACCATGTGGATCAGGTCATCGAGCTCGAGCGCCGCGGTCAGGGCGTAGACGGCCGAAACCGTCTCGTAATTGAGCTTCGCCCGGGGTTGGATGCCACTTCCTACCGCGCACGGAGCCGAATAGAAGGTTGTCGCCATAGCGCCCCCCCCCTACGGATCCATCGTGTAGAAAACGGTGAGCTTGAGGATGCCTTCGGCAACCCCGGTGGTCGGCGCGGTTTTCACCTTGAAGTCGATGGTGTCCTCCGCGGTGTACTTGAACTGCGAGGACCCCACAACGGAGCCCGTGGAACCCGGACGGACAAGCGCGCCGGCCGAGGACCGCCCCTGCACGGCGCCCGTGACGTAACGGGCTTCCGTTGTCCCATCCCCGAGAGCCCACACGATCGCGGTCCCGGTGTCGAGGCCGGTCGCCGGGATATCGAGGACCCAATCGGTGACGGTTGCCCCCGCGGGGATCTTGACCATCTGGATGATATCCTCATCCACAAGGGCCGCGAGGAAGGTGTATTGACCGGAGACGGATCCGGCCGCAAGCCCGGTCCGTGCCGGCTTGCCGTTTTTTACATTGTCACTCTGGAAGGTAGACGCCATGGTGTCCCCCCTCCGTTAATGGGCGATCGCGTAGGTGTCCAACGCGATCACGCCGAAGTCGGCCGAGTTGAAAACGGACTTCTTGATGCCGAAGATCGACCCGGCCGAGACGCCGAGCTTGTTCTTGTAGTCGAACAGTTCCTCGACCCAGGAGTACCGAGAGACGGTATCCCCGCCGCCGTTCCCGAAGGCGATCGCGCCGGCCTGTTCACCGAGGAACAGGGCCCGGGCCGCGGGGAGGTTCGTGCCGGAGCCGTAGTCGCTGAACCGGACCACGTTCCGGTGGGAGTGCATGATGACGTTGTTGTACATCCCGAGGGACCCCTTGAAGATCGGATTCGACGCGCCGCGCGCCCCTGCCGCCTTCTGGATGTCCTGCCATTGACCCGCCGAAGTGTTGGTCCGGAGGTCGGTCGCCTGGTACGGATGTACCAGAAGGACGTAGTGCTTCTCGCCGTCGATCATGATGGGCTGAATCATCGGATCGACGGTTTCGGCCTTCTCCACCAGCCGGTCGATCTCCCCGAGGGTGAGGATATCGGCCGTGGTGATCGTCGCCTTCGCCAACCCGTTGGCGAACTGCAGGTGCGCCGAGTCCGGAGCGTTCAGGGCGTTCCCCGCGAATCCCGTGAAGGTCAGCGGGAGGGTGAGGGTGGAGTCCACGCCACGGGCGCCGGACAGGTAGACGAAAATGAGCTCGTCGAACCGTTCGGCCCACCAGGTCGCCAGCGCGTCCCGGCCTTCCTTGCGGGTGCTGTACGGGACCCGCATTTCCGATGCCTTGCCCTTCGACCGGACCGCGTGACGAAGCTGGTCGATGAGAACCGCATCGTCGTAGTACGTCAGGGCTTCCTCGTTCCCCTCGAGGGTCGCGTCCCCCGTGACGCCGGCGCCCCGGAGCTTCATGCGCAGACCGTGGGTGATCTTGTCTCCGACTTTCTTCTCGAGGTCGGTGAGCTTGGTGATGACGGATCCGATGAACTTGGCGAAATACTGCCTTTTCTCCGCTTCGTGGGCAAGCGAAGTGCTCCAACGCTTCACGGCTAATGCGTGGTTTACTCCAAATTCTGTTTCGGCCATGGTTCGGTTACTCCTTGGTTTTTATTCCCCGCGCAGCCACTTTTCCTGCATTTCGGGGGAAAGCTTTGCGAATTCCTTTTCTCCATCGACGATGATCTTCCCGTCAGCGGGGGCCCCGGGGAGCCGGTTCAGGTTCGTCCCGGAATCGACGATCTTGAACTTCTCCATGAGGGTCCTCGTTACCTGGGCCGTGATCGCCGGCGTGAGCTCCGCGGTGATCTGCGTCCTCAAAGCTGCCGGATCGGGGCTTTTCGTGAGCTTCGAGAGAACCTTGAACAGCGTAGGCGCCTCGACCCCGACGGATCCGATCATGGACCGGATGGCATCCTCCGACATCCCTTCGTCCTGGAGCAGCTTCTCCATGACGGGAGCCTGATCGAAGAAATCCGGAACTTCGGCCTTGATCCTCGTTTCCATGTCCCGGCTCAAGAGTTCCTGTTGCAGCGTCTCGACTCTTTCTTGGAGGGCCCGAAAGGCACCCTCCGGATCCTCGAGGACGTTTGGTTCCTTCGCCGGCGCTTCGGCAAGCTTCGCTTTCAGGGCTTTGTTTTCCGCATCGGACCGCTGCCGAGCAAGGCGTTCCTCATGCAGCGCCGCGTACGGTACAACCCGATCCTCTTTCTTCGCCGCGGGTGTTTCCGGGGGAGGCGGTTCTTTCCCCGATTCCGCTGCCGGTTCGGCCGGCTTTCCCGGGTCGGCCGCGCCCGGGTCCGGGGGCACCGGAGGGGCTGCGGGGTCGGCCGGGGGAGGATCCGGCACAGTTTCGCCGGTGAGCTCCGCTTCCGTGTACTCTCTTTCCTCGAACAGTTCTGCTTGATCTGCACCCATGATTCCCCCTTTTTACGCCTTGGGAGGCGAGGCCGGTTTTACGCCATCGGCAGGCGGCTTTGGAGCTTTCAGAAATTCGGCGGCTTTCTCGACGGTGGAATCCTTGATCTGCGTGACCCCTCCCCACGTTTCGCCGGCGAGGATCTTGTTCAGGGCTTCCTCCGGGGATATCCCAGGCTCCGGGGGGCCCATCGGCTTCGGTTCTTCCTTCGCGGGAGCTGCCGGCGCCGCGGCTGGCTTCGTCTTGTTGATCGCATCGGCAAGGATCTTCTGCTGCGTCAGCTCGTCCTGCTTCGCCGCGGCTGCGGCCAGCCTCTCGAGGACCTTCTCCTTGTTCGGGATATCGGCCATCTCGAAGGCCACTTGCATGACGGGCAAGGCAACGTCCGGGCTCATCTTCGAGGCGAAGTCCATCAGCGTCCGGCTCATCCAATTCCGGGTGGTGTCCGTCTCCGGGTGATCGGACACGACGATATCGTACCGGCCTTGGGCTATATTGTTCACCCCGGCCTGGTTGAACGTCACAAACTTGTCTCCCCCGGTCTGCTCGTCGGTAATCCGGATCATCTTCTCGTACGTCCACAGGCGCCGCATTTCCGAAAGCATCAGCTCTCCCATGCGCCGCTTCATCAGACGGAGGTTGTCGAAGGGCTCCGTGTTGACGGTCGCTCCTTGGCGCTGGCGCGCCTCGATCGCTATGCCCGATCGCGCGTTCGTCTGCTGGCCCATCTGTTCCTCGACCGAGCCCGAGACTTCCTGGAGCTCCTGCTTGGCCTCCTGCATGATCTTGAAATGCTCCCCGGCCACGACGGTATCTTGCTGAAACTGAAATTTCTTCATGTTCAGGGCGCCGGGGTTGAGCTCGATCCACGCGTCCGGCCGGCTGATCTGCTTCTGTGCCCCGATGGGATCTTTCAGCGCCCCCGTCTCGAAGAACACGCGGCGGGTGGTGATGATATGGGAGTATTGCGACCGGTTTTTGTTGATTTCCCGCTGCGGGTCCTTCATGTTCCGGATCATCCCGTACGGGTTCCCATCCTCGTCCACATAGCAAATGAACGGGATGAGCGGGTAGCGGTTATGCTTGGCCAGGATGGGAGCTTCTTCCTCGAGGACGGTTTCCCCGGAGAAGATGCAGCTCCAAATCTTGTCAACGGGCTTCTTGATGACCTTGATGATGAACGAGGACGCGACGATCGTTGGGTTTGCCAACAGGACTTCCGGCGCGATCTCCTTCACCGTGCCGTCTTTCAGTTTCAGGAACACGGCGTCCATTGGCTTCTTGAAATACATCTGCACGACGAGGACCCGTTTCCGGTGGGAATCGACATACTGCACCGATTCCCCGGACTTGTACTGATCGGGCTTCACCTGAACGTGGGTGCTCCCGCCTTCCCCCTTCAATTCCTCGATGCTCGTCTCGAGCTCATCGGCCTTTTCGGGCCATTTCTTCTTCGCTACCTCGAGCTCGACCCATCTTTCCTTGAACATGAACCGGGCATCGTCGTACAGAAGGTCCCGGGCGAGGGGGTCCCATCCGACCTTTCTCCAATCGCAGTAGTTGACGGCTACTTCTTCCTCCATCGGATCGTCGTTCTCGCAAATCTCGATCCATCCGATGCCGGCTTTCAGCCCGTCGAAGAAAACGTCGGAAATCTTGTGGTCTGCGTTATTTTGATCCTGGACATACTTGAAGCCGCTGGTAATCGCGTCTGCCGTGCCGCTGTCCTTTGCGCCCCTGGGGCGCGCGGAGATATCGGTCCGGCTGCGGATCTCGATCCCCTTCTGCAAGTCGATCGTGGGCTTGACCCGGTTGATGGAGAACACCGGACGGCCCTCTGCCTCGAGGGTTTTTATATCCGCATCTTTCCATTGGCCCTTGCCCCCGTGGTAGAACCGGCCGTCCTCGCTCGAGTCGTTTCTCCAATCGACGGAGAGCTCTTTCGCCTCCCGGTGCCAGCCCTTGTAGACCCCGATACGCTCGTTCGGGGTTTTCGAGCTCTGACCTTCGGTGTCGGTTTCGGCCACGGGACCCCCTACATACTCATCCAGCCGCGAACGGCCGGCTTCGGTTGATACCGCTTCCGTTTCTCCGCTTCCGAGGCTTCCTCGACCATTCCGAAGAAGAAATCGCGGAGAATGTCGTACAGGTAGGCGAACATATTGATTCCGTCATCGTGCCAAACGGGGAAATTCCGCATCTCCATGAGGATCCGGTCGATGTAATTGGACGGGCAAGCGTCCGAGTAGAACATCTTCCCGTTGTTCAGCGGCCACGCCAGCGCGGATTCGATCATTTTCTTCTTGTTCCGGCCGGCCGGCCGCAGGAGGACGCCGTTCCCCCCGGGCTCCCACGACACGAACCGTCCGTAGGCCCGGAGCGCGTTCGCAACGTGGATATGGGTGGTGGAGATCCCGACCTTTTCGATGCCGAGCTTCATAATCATCCCGGCCTTGAGGTACATCCTCACCATGGAGTCGATCGCCTCGCTCTCCGACATGGGGGAGATCACGACATCCTCGAGGAACACCCTCGATTGCCCGATATCGTCGGTGAACGGCTCGACCGCCACGATCCCGAAGGCCCAGGAGTCCATGCCGGTGCGCCGCTTCGCGCTTTCGAGGTCGCCGGCCTGATCGACGAGCATGAACCGGTAGACTTCTTTCGGGATTAGGCGCCGCTCGATCTTCTGGAACAGGTCCGGATTGAGCTTTTGATCCGCGATCGGCGAGGGGTCCAAGAGCTGCTGGCAGTTGAAGGTCCTGGTCAGCTTCAAGTCATCCCAACGGCGTTGAGAGACGAACACGGGGCACCCCGCGGCGGTCCCGTCGTGGGACCCGGGCCGGAACCGGTAGTGGTATTTCGGCTCCCCCTGCGGGGTGGTGAGCCCCTTGATGTAGGTCAGCGGATCCGCGTGGTGGTAGTAGGTCCCGATCACCCGATGGTGGCCCTCGTCGGTCCCGAGGTTCTGGCTCGAGTCGAATTTCGTCTTGACCTTCTCCATCATGTCCGGGGATTCGGCCATATCCTCCGTCGAGATATCGTCGTACACCCGGCGCTTGAAGTGGAACCCGGTCGGCATCCCCTCCACCAGCCCCCAGGCCGAAATGTTCGGCTCCTTCCGGTTGCTCTGCCGCCGAAGAATCAGCCCCTCGTCGAGCGACCACAGCGGGGCTTGCTTCTCGCAGTTCTCCCAAACCACATCCGGGAAGCAAGCGGAAAGGATCTTCTCGTTCTGGAAGGCGGTCTTGATGGAAAAGAGGAACTTCTTCGCCACGGGCCGGACGTACGAGAAGATCCCCGACGCCTCGTCGGGCTCCCGCAGCGTGAACTGCATCGTCTCCGCGATCGTGATGATCGTGGACTTGAAGTGTTCCCGGGCCCAAACGTCCAGGGTGTAATCCTTCGGCCCGAGCTCCACATCCCGGCACGATTTCACGACGAACGGATGATTGGCGATCGGGATTTTCAGCACGAAATGAACGATGAAAAACAAATCGTCGAGGATCAAAGCCCTCACGGCGTCCCGTTCCGGCCATTCCCCGGAAGCGATCTTCGACGCCACGATCCCATAGTCCCATTTGTAGGAACAATCGGCTCGAGGCTCGAATTTCTGCCCGTTGATGACGATCAAATCAGGCTATCCCCCGTGTAATCGCACCAGGCGCGTCTCGCCCGGGCCCATGCCCCGACGAAATTCGCCGCGGACCACCCCGGCGCTTCAACGTCGATCCATTTATCGAACTGCGCGGCCCGGATCCGGAGGATATGATCGGCGGGAAGCCCATCGGCATCGGCGCGCGCGACCATCCTTTCCGGCAACGAGGGCGCCACGGCGAACTGCCGTGCGAATTCGCCCCGGCCCTCCACCAAAACGGGCATCAGGAAATCCGGATCAAGGGGCTTTTTCCGAGGATCAAGGTGTTATTCCCGAGCAGCAACAGGATCAAAACCACCCACAGCGCGATCGTCAGGATCGTCTGGATAAGCTTCGCGTTCGGCCCCTGAAACGGAACCGTGATCTTCACGACGATCAACAGCAACAGCAGGGAAATCAGTAGCATTTCGTCACCCCACGGGCCAATGGCCGGTTACGATTCGGAACAGCAGCGCCAACGCCCCCGCGACCGCAAACACGATCGCCACGCCTCTGAAAAACCCCCCGTCACTCATTCCGGGACATCCTTCCAAAGAATTTTCTGCGTCTCCGGATCTCTGTACGGGACCCTTTTCGTGCCCTTCGGTCCCACCACGGGAGCTGACGGAACAGCCGGCGAAGAATTGTCCGCAGACCCCGAAAACGCCGCGTCCAACATCCTTTTTCGGGCCTTGAGCTTCTCGACAAGTGAATACCCCTCGCCCATCTCAATGCACCATCTGATCCGGTAGACTCAAAAACGGCAACACAGCGGAATGAAAAGCGATACGCTCCGTAATCATCTCGCGCAACCTCCCGTCCTCCAAACCCGAAATCATGAAAAATTGCGCCGGCAGCGTGACAAGTCCCTCGATATCGGATTCGGCTCGACGCGGGGGCCTACCCCCCCCCTCGCGCACCCGCCCAGGCGCACACGGCCCGGGCGAGGCGACGGCGGGAGGCGGCGAGGAAGGGGAGGGCGCGACCAACCTTTCGGGTTCAGGATCGGGTGAGGTCGGGGCGTCGATGGCGACAGGTGGAGGGGTGGGGACCGGGCTATCGGTGGGGTCCTTTGGGGTCGGATTTGACATAATATCCATTAACGGACGCTGCAACACGTGGATTCATTGAGGAATTCGTCCATGATGGATTTCCCAAGGTCCGAAACACTACCCCTTGTGGTCGAAGGACCGCCCGGGGTGATATCGACCGGCTCCCGATCCGGATCCCGGGGAGCCGCTTCCATCAGGTTGATCTGGACGAATGAGTAGGTGGGCGGCACTCCTTCGGCCCTTGTCGGGTACGCCACGCTCCGGTAATCCTTGGCCACGGCCACAACGTCAGAGGCTCGAACCTTCTGAATCTTCAAGCCTTTTTTGAGGAAATGGTCATAAACCTTCCCAAGTTGGAGGTTCCGGGAGGCAGACACAAGGGCTTCCGGCTCTTGTCCTATCTCCTTCATGGCGTCTCGTACTCGCTGTACGGTTGAGGGTGAGACATGGAGGGTTGCAGCTATTTGCCGGACTGAAAGTCCTTGTCCGATCAGGGTTTTGATGGTGAGATCGGCTGCGACCTTGACAGCGTTCCTCGTTCTTGTCTTACGTTCCGTAGCGCGTACGGTTTCCATGGGTGCGTCCATGGGAGAAGGAGAGTGGCACGATCTTGAATCGGTGTCAAGGGTTTTTCACGGTGGGGTGGTGCGTATCGACCGTAGGGAGATACGGGTTTTGACAGTCGCGTGAGCGGAAGATCTTAGTCTTTGATCTTGGAAAGGAAAGGAGAGGGGTATTACGCAGCGTATCCAAAAAGTGGATAAACCTGTGGATAACTTCTTATACGTTCTGTATAGAAGGTAGACGGAGAGCGGATCGGATACGTTTCGTATGCCTGTGGATAACGTGCATTAGATGGCACAGGATATGCTTGGTATACGTTCCGTATCGGTTGGCACGGTTCTTTCGTTTCTTGATACCTGTGGAATCCCTTGTGGATGAAATAAATATATCTCTACATATTCCGGGATATGCCTCGCCTGGAAGGGCTGTGGAGTATTATTTGGCATGAATCTCTCACCTATATAGGGTAAGAGGTCGATATCACGAAAGGAGAAACCCGGGAATGAAAAGCAAAGAGGGTGCCAAAGTTCAGCCGATGTTCCAGATTATCGACGGAACGGAAAAGTACAAGGTCATCGACTTGGTGACGGGAGGGGAATCCTTCCACGACGAGAAACTCGACGCCTACCGTATGTGCCATGTCCTCGTCAACGTGCTGCACCACAACTACCGGTTGGAGGTCCGCTGACCATGTATAACGCACAAGCGGTTCTGATTCTCGTCGGGGTGCTGTTCGCTGCCTTGGCGCTGTTCGAGCCCGGGAGGTAGGCCATGGGAATCGACCGAACCGAGACGGCCCGGGCGCTTGCGAAAGTCATCGCCTACATCCAATGCGGGAAACGCGAGGAAGGAATCCGGTGGTGCCGGACCCTTCTCTGTCTCCTTGGGATCACCCCGGAGGAACTGATATGAGCCGCTACCGATGGATCATCCTCGTCGATCACCTGGCCGAGCCCGGATCCACCCCGGGAACGAACGACAACGCTGTGGGGCTCATGGGACCGCACAACTTCAACCCCGATGTCCGGACCGTCCACCCCTTCCGTATGCTCGACGATGACCAGGTCCTCTACTACGAAGGGCTGTCATCCCGGGTGGGATTCGAGCCCCTGGACGATTTCGGGATGCCGAACGCCGGATGCACCATCATCGAATTCGAGATGGAGCGCACCCTCAATGACGGGATGGTGTCCCGTGTGTGGGAAAGGATATGAAAACCTTCCTCAAGATCGTCTGCCTGGTCGCCTATCTGTGGGGGGGAGCCTTCGGGCTCCTCTCTTTCTTCCCTGGACACCTGGCCCGGGGATCCTACGATTCCAGGGAATGGACCGAGGCTTGGGATTGCCGCTGTGATACCTGTTGCGAAACCCTCGACCGGCTCGAAGCCGAAGCCCTCATCCTCGACCAAAAGGAAGGAGCACAACCATGACCGTCCGATTCGACGCAACCAAGGAAGATTATGCGCTCATCGAAGAAATCGCAAACCGCGCCATCAAGGCGGCGATCAGCGGCGGGTGGGTCTACGAGGGAAGCAATGCCCGGATGGATCTGACGGCTTGCCATTGCAACGGGAATCCCCTGCGGCTGCTCGACCTTCTCAACGCCGATGATTTCAACTTCTCCCATGATGTTTTCGGGATCCAAAGGAACCTCGACCGGAAAACGGGAAAACTCCTGAATCACTTCTCGCCCCGCTACTCCAAGAAAGGACTGAACCCATGAGCCGGATCCGCTGGCAGATGGTACGCGAGGACGGCCCCGTGCCGGATCCGTTCCGGGACGCCGGGGATGTGGCGAAGTACCTCGTCCGGCAAGGGTACGCCGACCGGGACCGGGAAGCGTTCATCGTGCTGCTGCTCGACGTAAAACATCGCGTGATTGCCGAGGAAGTAATCAGCATCGGGATCCTCGACGGCTCCCTCATCCACCCCAGGGAGGTTTTCAAGGCCGCTGTGGCGGGATCCGCTGCCGCCATCCTCATCGTGCACAATCACCCGAGCGGGGACCCTTCCCCGAGCGGACAGGACCGGGAGGTAACGAACCGGCTCCGCAAGGCCGGGGAAATCCTTGGGATCCCGGTCGTTGACCATGTAATCATCGGATCGACGGGAGAATACTTCTCATTCCGAGACAAAGGAGATTGGACATGATGCTACTGACGAAGGAAATCAAGAAAAGGCTCCCGCCCCTGTACTCCACGGAGAAGGACCCGGACCCCATCATCCGGGACGAATACGCAAGGATCGACACGCTGCCGGTCGAACCCGAAACCCGCCCATGGGGAACGTCAAACGACCTTGCCAAGTCACCCCAGGGGCTCCGGGAAAAGCATATGCGCACCAAGAAGGGCGCTCCGACCATGGCCGAGAAGGAGGCCGCACAGAAATAGGCGAAACGGGGGGCGCCTGTACGGGCTCCCTGTCCGTCCGGCATGGTCCCCGGGCGCTGATGAGCCTGACCACGGAGGGAGCACCACAATGGCAACAGCGACGAAAAAGTACCATTTCACGGCGGGGGATGACCGGACCGTGGTACAGGTCTGCGGAACGGTGAAGGCGAGGACGCAGCGGGAAGCCGTCAACCTGTTCCGGAAAGCCCTGGGGGAAGTGCAGGAAGGGGTGGATATCCCGACCACCGACGAGCGGGTAGAGTACATCCGGGTCTACTTCGAGCCGAAGATCCTCACCCGCACCCACCATGATTTCATCGAGGACTGACATGGCAATCGACGCCGAGAACACCACCGGCTACACCGCCCGATGCGAGTCCTGCGACCACATTTGGGACGTTTCGGCTGCGGAAGCCGAAAAGGAAATGGATTGGCCTGAATATAATTGGATCTGCTGCCCGAAATGCGGGTCAGAACGGACTTACGCCATGACGGAGGACACCGACTGAAAGGAGAAAGAAGATGGGACTCAACCTGAAACGACCGCACCCGAACGTGAAACGGGCCGACAAAGCCGAGAAGGCGATCCGGGGAGCCTACCGGAACGACGAGAGGATCCTGACCACCGAGGATATCGTTGACATTCTCACCGACATCCGGCACCTGTGCGACCACCGAGAGCTTGACCTGTACCGAGCCCTCGAAACGTCGAACGAGCACTACCTCGCTGAAATCATGGGGAGGGAGTGACGATGATGGACGCCAGATTCGTCCTGAAATGTGCCGGGGTCGCGCTCGTCGCCTACGGGGTCCTCTACATCCTCATGTCGATCGGCGCGCTCGTACAGCGGATCCCGTGATTTCAGCAATCGGAATAGGGACCCGGAACCTGGTGCCTTCGGTCCGGGTCCCACTTCATTTTGTTGATCTTCCTCTGCTTTGTAGCCGCCGCATAATCCTTGAAGATGCCCACCATCCGTTCCTCCCGGGCTTTGGCGATCCGGAGGATGCTCGAAACCTTCTTCCGGAAGCGCCAGGACAAAACAGCGGACGCTGCCGCCACGCCTACCACCGCACCCGCTGAAAACGAAATCGCCAATCCGGTAATCCATCCCGATTCGGGGATCATGTCTTTCCCCTTTCCGTGTTGATGACATCGTGAAGGTTCGCACCCCAAGCGCGATGTTCAATCCGTCTTTCATCTTCCCATTCGACAAGCACCTGATCCGAGAAGGAGTAAATCGTCACCCCTCCACGGTCCTTCAACCAGGCGAAGTCTGCGCTCAATAACAGGGCTTTCAAGGCGAGGGCTTTGGAGGTTTCCTGTCCCACCCTGAAACGCTCCATCATCTCCCTGTGGTAGCGCACCGTGTCGCACAGGACGGAAATCAGGGAAGCGTCCGGGGCGATCTTCCGCTGTTCTTCCTCGATGAGAACCCGGATACTCCGGAGCCACTCCATCGTGGATATCTCCATCACTTCACCGGCCACCAGGTCGTGCATCAGGAAATCGGTCACGCTATTCCTCCACCTTCCCCGCGAGGCCACAGTAGCCGTGCCGAGGATCTTTTTCCGGGCCACAAGCCCATCGCCACATAGCGCACCCGGAGCTATAGCACCCCTCCATTTGCCCCGATTCCCTCGCCAGCGATAGAGGGCAAATCTTTCCCACCGCTTCCGTCTCCGTGAGCTTCACGCTCCTTCTCCTTCTTTCGGCTTCTCGATCTGAACGTGCCAATTCCCGGGCTCGTATCCGGGCTCATGGTCGCAATCCTCCGTGCAGCTCACCTTGTACCCCGGTTCACAGTCGCCGGGAAATTCGTTGTCGCACGGCGCGAGGTCGGTGATCTCGCAAGCGCACTCCCGGCGCTCCGCGACCAGGCCCGTGAAGCCGTGGCAGACGAGGTAATTCTCGATGATCTCCTTGACCGTCATGCTCCACCCCCCTCCGGTCCTCTGTTTTTTTTCTGGACATAGGTAATCGCATTCACGCAATCGTCAACGTCCCGGGCAAGGGTGTAATGATCCCCCCACCGCTCTACCTTCTCCTGGAAGGCCACTTGAGCCGCGCTTTGGTCCGAGTCTGCCTTGAGTTCGATCCACAGCGTCTCCCACCGCGGCCGGCACCTGGTCCCGACGCTCACCCTGCAATAGATATCGGCCATCCCGGGGTATCCGTACTTCACCGGGCGCTGCTTCCCGCCCTGGCCGACCGCCATGAGGGCGCCGGTGTTCATCCGGATCGGGTCCACCCCGGGCAGATAGCAAATCCGCTGCATTACCGCCTTGAGAAGATCCCCCTCCGGAGTCCCTTTCATGCGCCGAGCCGCCATCTTGTGAGCCACTTCCCGGTACTCCTTGACGTTCATTGGGCAAGCCTGGGCTCGAATTTCCCGCACCACATCTTCGAGTGCGGTAGAGGGAATTGAGTCACCACGCCGAAACTCCCCGGTACGCCGGTTGGCATCAGGAAGGGCACCGGTGGATTGCACTTGCACACCCCTTCCGTCTCGCCGCCAGGGCTCGTCAACGCCGCCCCACCCTTGGCGATCTTCACTTCCCAAAAAGCACAGATTCCACAATGCCCTGTTACCATTTCTCACCCTCCGATCGGTTTATGTTTATGGGTAGGATTCCCACAGTACCCGATCCCGTCGATATGCTTCTCGATGGGGTTGTCGCACCCCTGCACCGCGCACCCCAAGCCCATGGAATTCGGGCCCCCTCGAGGTTTCGAGCCCGACCGCGGCTTGCTCCATCGGGCTTGTACCGCCTTCCGGGCCATTTCCGATCTCTCTTTGGAGTTGAATACCCATGGCTGATGCTCCTGCCAATCGTGGATCGACAGATACCCCTCGTCCTCCGCGTCGAGCCATCCTATGTCGAGCAGCTCCGCGGCGAAGGCCCCAGGCTCCCCCTCCCACCGCGCGGCCATTTCTATGTCACCAAGGGACATTCCGATGAGCTTTCCGGTGGGCTTTGAGACGGCACAGAACGTCCATAATCGAACGAGGCACTTGAAGGCCCCGGCCCCGCACTTCTTCTCCAATTTCTGAACCTTGGGATGGTCTGGAAGTCCCAGGTTGATCCGGATGTCGCGCAACGTCAGGCTACTTTTCCATGTGATTTCTTTCGATTTCTCTTGAATTTTATGTCGCGCTTGAGGATGAGCTTGATTGCATAGCGATTCCCCGCCCGGGGCTGTGCCCCGTTCTCCCAATTCAGGACGGTTTGACGCGGGAATCCAGCGTCCATCAAGGCTTTGCGCTCTGTGGGGGAGAATAGTTTTTTCTTCATGGGAGGAAAGCCTACGACAGAAAAATCACCGTGTCAAGAATTTTCCCTTGACAGATTATTGTCGGGGCATTATCGTACCCTCCACCATGAGCAAATCACACAAAAAGAAAGGAGAGGACATGAACATCGGAGCGGCGATGGTCCGGCTTCGGATTGTTCGCCAGGAGAGGGCCCGTGAGATCAAGGGACCAAACGAGAAAGGCGGCGCGGCTGAAAAGCCGGGGATCCCCGAGATGTTGCCAGCCCGTGAAGGCCGGGAGACGCCGAGGGAGGGGAGCCGGATGGTAGGCGATCCCGCCGCCCGTGGGGCCTTGCGTGGCAATGGACGCACGGTGAGCCCGTAGGAGATACCCGGGCCCAAGGTCCCACCACCGCGCCCCGAGGCCGTCCCGTGAGCCGGATGAGAAGGGGCACCAACGAAAGGAGAGAGGGAATGACGGTCCTGATCCGGCAAGGTCGCCGCTGCTGTAACGCTCGATGCTACAACGGCAAGGTCACGACGAAATGCAAGTGCATCTGCGGAGGGAAGAACCACTCGAAGGGGATCGTCAAGGCCGTCGAGGGAATCAGGGAGAAATTCGGCATGAAAGCACGGGCGCTCTACGAGTTCGTCGGACCCCAGGAGTACCCCCCGCCGCTGAAAGCCTTCGGGGATCCCCTCGTCATCCGGGACACGGGGCACCTGGTAACGGTGAGCCTCACCAACGACGCGGAGAACGTGGTAGCGGATCTTGTCGCCAACGAGCTTCTCGCCCCGGGGAGGCGGCTTTTCTACTACGACAGCGAGGGACAGCTCGATGAGATCGTGGTCGAGAACGGGAAATTCAAGGGCTTCCAGGCGGGGCTCCCGGGGATGCTGAAATGACGCCCCCCGGAAGATGCGTAATGGTGACGCTTGAATTCGAGGACGGAAGCGAAAGGCATTACCACCGTAAATTCGACAACTATATCCTCATGGCCGAGAGTGACCAACAGGGGTTCAGGAATATCTCGATGGCGGGTGGAACCGAGCGTAATGTCGTGCTGCTGAAAATACTCGACCAGGTAATCACGAAAGAACTGATGGGCGGGAACGCGATCGGGCCGGACGCAGCGAAGGAGAAACTATGACCCGCCCTCCCCTGAAATTCGAGATCCCCCCCGGGACTAAGCCCACTCCCTGCCGGTCCTGCGCGGAGCCGATCTATTTCATCCCGCGGCCCCGGGACCCGTCGAAGAAACACCCCGTCAATTCCGACGGCACCAGCCATTTCGCAACCTGTCCGGAAGCGGAGTCATTCCGGAAAAGAAAGGAAGGAGCATGACAACCATCGACAGGAAGTTCCGGATCCTGGCCTTCAACCCCGTAAACGGAAAGGTATACACCGAGAAAAACGCGATCCTTCTGTGCGCGAAGGATTCCGCGGTCCCGGCTGCGCTTAGAGCCTACAGGGAAGCGGCGTCTATGCTTGGAGCGAACGGAGCCCACCTGAACAGCGTCGATCTTCTGATCCACCGGGTAGACGAGTACCAGCGCACGATCGAATGTCGGGTCCCGGACACGGTGGGGGAAGAAATCCCCAGGTGCATCGACGGGGTGGGAGTAGAGGAATGAAAAAGGAAAAACAGTCGCGCGCGGACGAGGCGGCTTTCCTGATTATGGAGGAGTACGGGGAGGCAACGGCGATATTCGGGGAATTCCATTCCGCGCATGAGGGCCTCGCCGTGATCCACGAGGAATTCGACGAGCTCAAAGCCGAAGTCTGGAAGAAGGCAAAAAACCGCGACCGGGAGAAGATGATAAAAGAGGCAAAACAAGTAGGCGCGATGGCCATGCGCTTTCTTGTGGATGTTGCGCTCCCGATGGAGAAGAAAACATGAGGGGAAAGGTAGCGAAGTATCTCCGGAAGAAGGCCGAGCAGCTCACCCGCGGGTGGAAGGGACGGCGCCTGGTCCGACGCAGCGACGGGTCCCTGTTCAATGCCGATTGCACCCGGGCCATGTACCTGTCCTTCAAGAAGGCGAGGAAGGCGAAGAAAGCATAATGGAGCCCGAGAAAATCACCTATCGCCTGGACGGGAAAAGCCTCATCGCAACAAGGCGTTTGGACCGGCTCAAAAACTTAGTAGAAAGGGGAGAGATCATTATGAGCGGAGACAAGCCGATGCGGGAAATGGCCCCGATGGAGCGGCTGCTGAAAGACGCGGGGCTGCTGCGGGACGCGCATTACAACGTGATCCAGCGCCTCCGGGTGATCCGGGAGAACATGACGGGGCCCATCCCGGAGAACCCCACGGACAAGGTAAAAACCGAGGGGAGCGGAGCCTTCGGGGTCCTGCAGGATCGGCTTTCCGAAATGGATGATCTTCTCGATGCCTCCCTGAACGAGATCATCCGGATCGAGAAGGCCATGGGGGTCAGCCCGGAAGTGGCGCCCCCTCCCACGGCCACGGCCCTCCGGGTCGGGAGGTAGCCCATGGGAAAAGAAACATGGAGAAACTACCGGGATGCGTCCCGGGCAGACATCGGGGGCAAACACGAAACGCCGTACCGCCCCTGCGACAATCAAATCCAGCTTGGGGCCATCCTCCGGATCGCTGACGCCGTGGAGACGCGGATCGTGGTCGCCCTCGAGAAGCTGGCAGTTCCGGTCATCACGCTCGTCCGTGATCGGGATAATTTCCAGAGGGCGAACCTGTCCATGGCCCGGAAGATCAAGAGGCTCGAGACGAAGATCCGGCTCAACGAGAAGGATAGAGGCGTACGAGGGGATATCAGAAAAGGGAGGTAGTATGCCATTTTTTAAGAAGAAGCCGGTCGTGATCGAGGCGATTCAGTTCACCGGGAATTTCGATGAAATAGAGAAGTTCGTCGGGGGAGACGCGGAGCTGCGGGATGGAAAGTTGGTCGTTGCGACCCTCGAGGGACCCCTCAATGCGTCCCTGGACGATTGGATCATCAAGGGGATCAAGGGGGAATTTTACCCCTGCAAGCCGGATATCTTCGATGCCACCTACGAGCGGGTGGGGGAGAAGATGGGATGAAAACCTACCTGGGGGATGCCGTCTACGCCGATATCGGGGCTTACGGGATCACTCTCACCACGGAGGACGGGATTTCGGCAACCAACACGATCTACCTCGAGCCGGAAGTGATCGCGTCCCTCCTGAAGTTCCTCGAGAAGCTTGGATATATCGGGAAGGGAAAGGCCGAATCTGCCACCGAATACAATACCGAGCGAGACAAATTGCGGATTGCGCTCCGTCAGATAGTTCAATGGTCTGATGCCTGTTGGACCGGGGGGTATGCCGGCGATCCAAAAACCCCGCATCCCGCTTGGGATGACGTTCAGGAGGGGAGGAAGTTGATAAAATGAACCGCGAGGAATGGCTGAAAGCTCGAATGT